GTCAAGACGGTTTGACACATAAGCAGAGGTTATTGGTCGATACTCTCGTAACGTCTGGTTGCACCATAACCGAAGCTGCGAAAAAGGCAGGATATTCAAACAAAGAAAGTGGTAGAGTAATAGCGTCAAGGACGTTACGAATCCCAAAGGTCCAAGAGTACTACCGACAACAGGTAGCTGAACTAGGACTACTCGGTTCGATCCCAGCAGTTAAGACTCTGGTTAGGCTTTCCACCGAAGCCAAGAGTGATTACGTAAAGCTCGAAGCCAGTAAGGATATCCTTGATCGTTCTGGATTCAAAGCTCCATCCTCAGTCTCAAATCTTCCTTCCACAAATTTGTCTATAAAGATAGACATTGACTAGTGAGCAGGGGGGTTAGAAAAACAGGAGCGACAGCAGAGAAAACCACCTCTACACACAACATAGGCGAAAAAGGTACACTTTACAATCAGTTACAAATATTAAGCTGGACACACGAAGAACACGTTAAGTACTGTCGTTGTCGTGAGTGTGATGAGTTCGCTCCGTTTCATATTAGAACTGATAGAGGGAACTATTACTTTCTATGTGGTGAACATTACAAACAGCGTTGAAAATATATTTTTTTTTAGTAAGGTACGATTATGAGTCAGAGTTTATTGAAACGTGTAGGGGTGTCTGGTTATAATAAACCAAAGAGAACACCTGGTCATAAAACTAAATCCCACGTTGTAGTAGCCAAAGAAGGATCTAAAGTTAAGACTATACGGTATGGTCAGCAGGGTGTATCTGGAGCAGGAAAGAATCCTAAGACTGCTAAAGAAAAAGCAAGAAGAAAATCATTTAAGGCAAGACACGCCAAGAATATAGCTAAAGGAAAGATGTCAGCTGCGTTCTGGGCGAATAAATCAAAATGGTAAGTAAGGTAAACGAAGCAGGTAATTATACCAAGCCTGGAATGAGAAAGAGTTTATTTCAGCGAATCAAAGCTGGAGGTAAAGGAGGAAAGCCTGGACAGTGGTCTGCTAGAAAGGCTCAGATGTTAGCCAAACAATATAAAGCAAAGGGTGGTGGATATAGATGAAGAAGCCACAACAAAGTTTGAAGGCATGGACTAAACAGAAATGGAGAACCAAATCTGGAAAGCCATCTGGAAAAACTGGTGAACGCTACTTGCCAGAAGCTGCGATCAAGTCATTGACTGCTAGTGAATATGCAGCTACAACTAGAGCGAAAAGAAAAGGCAGTAAGAGTGGGAAACAATTTGTTAAACAACCTAAGTCTATTGCCGCTAAAGTAAAACCGTTTAGGAGGGTTTCATAATGCCTAATGTAGGAAAGAAAAAATATCCATATACCAAAGCTGGAATGGCAGCTGCTAAGAAAGACGCTAAGAAGTCTGGAAAGAAAATGACCATGAAGAAAGGTTATGGTAAGTAATGGATTGGTTAAAAACTCAATGGAACAAGTTAAATAGAAATGCAAAGATATTTGTATGTGCTGTTCCTGTCCTAATTATCTTAGGATTAATATTTAATTAAACATGAGGTACGCAGAGGAGCTATCTTACGAGGATCGTCAAAGACTTCGTAAGATAGTGAAGAAGGAACATTTTAAACACTATCCTAAAGATCTAAGATTCTCGGACCATGAAGCCGATAAATTTATAGACTCCCTCTTACCAGAAACTATCTACAAGTTAATTAAAAGATCTGTAGATAATGGTATTGCTTGACAGAACTCAACTATAAAGCTCCAGGAACAATCGTTAAAACCTTTATGAAGCATGATTCCTTATATAGAGGATTACGTGGTCCAGTAGGATCAGGGAAGTCTGTATCCTGTTGTATTGAAATCTTTAGACGTGCATTAAAACAAGAACCTAGTCCAGATGGTAAACGTAAATCTAGATGGGCAATCATAAGAAATACTAACCCACAGTTAAAGACTACTACTATCAAGACATGGTTAGATTGGTTTCCAGAAAGTTCATTTGGAAACTTTACATACTCAGTTCCTTACACCCATAACATTCATGTAGGTGATGTACAACTAGAAGTTATCTTCTTAGCACTAGATAGACCAGAAGATGTAAAGAAACTCTTGTCTTTAGAACTTACTGGTGTATGGGTAAATGAAGCAAGAGAGATTCCCAAATCTATTGTGGATGCCTGTACAATGCGTGTTGGTAGATTCCCTTCTATGAAAGATGGTGGACCTACTTGGTATGGTGTTATTGCTGATACCAACGCACCTGATGAAGATCATTGGTGGTCCATTATGTCTGGTGAAGTTCCTATCCCAGATCATATGAGTCAAGAAGAATCTGTGATGTTAGTCAAACCAGACAACTGGAAATTTTTTGTACAGCCTCCAGGTATGATTGAGAAGAAAGAAAACGATAAAATAAAAGGTTATGAACTCAACACTGATGCAGAAAATATTCAAAATGTTACACCAGATTACTATCCAAATATCATACGAGGAAAGTCTAAGTCTTGGATTGATGTTTACGTTTTAAATAAATTAGGAACTATAGAAGATGGTAAGTTAGTTTATCCATCATTTAGAGAAGATGTCCATATAGCAGATGAAGAAATACCTTTTGCACCTACTACTGTTTATATTGGATTAGACTTTGGATTAACACCTTCTGCTGTATTTGGTCAGAAGCTACCAGATGGTAGATGGTTAATCCTGCATGAACTAGTTTGTTTTGATATAGGTACAGTTAAGTTTAGTGAATTACTTAAGCATGAGATTATTAAACACTGTGCAGATAAAGATTTAAAAATATTTGGAGATCCTGCTGGAGATTTTAGGGCGCAGACAGATGAAACAAC